GCCATCATATGACTCGCTTGCGCTTATAGCCACCGCCGTACTTACGCCAGGTACATTTTCTAGCCATGCCCTTCTCTCGATTACAAGGGGTAAATCGCGCAATGTGGTCACGCGCCCCGTAACAGGTTGGCTATAAAAATTGCGGTCGTTTCCTAAGCGACCTTTGACAATCAATCCGTACCTAGTATTGGTTTCGCATTTCATCCGTGCCACAACATATACAGGGGTGTTTTGCCAGTCGGTTGTCCAATATTGATTGGCCTTTTCCAGCAATCGCCTTAATTCCTGCAATCCAAAGGCCACCGTATCAGGAGATTGACCATTTATTGTAATGGTAAAATTCTCGACCGCTGTATCCCATTTGCTATCTCGCAACTGCCGCCAATCGGCCAATGGGGGATTTTGAAATGTACCACCGCCTTTACCATCGGTAATGGCAGGTATCCATTGTGTTAAATGAAAACCTGTACTAGGTACAATTAGGCTTATTATTGTAGTGCCGTCGGTAATTTCTAAAATAGCATCGGTCATTAAATGTTATCTCGCACTGTGCGTAAAATAAAATCACGAAAAAATTGCATATCAACATCGTTATTGATTGTTTGGCCGCCAAAATCCATCTGCACATCATTATTTATAGTAGATGACATCGTATTGTTTGGCATAAATGACGGCTGCGCGGGTGTTGAACGACCAATGCTAGGGGAAAAATCGCGTATACCGCCTGGAACATTGGCTTCAACAAACCCTAGTATTGATTGTACCCCACGCCTTAAGACATCTTCCGGTATCACCATTTCATTAAAATGAACCATGCCAGCAAGTGCATTACTAGCACCTTGCCCCGTAAAACCGCCTTTTTGAAACGCTTGGCCTTGACCGATTGGCTGCCCTTGCGTAGGCAAGGATGGAATTTCACCCTCTGTACTGATTTTTATCCGTACATTTATATCAGTTGGAATCTCATTTAGTGCATTTGCAGCGTCCACAGCCGCGCCGCTCACATTATCAAGTTCAGCATTCGCATTACTAATCCCCGTCGCCATATTGATGGCTTCTTGCGCTGTTGTGGCCTCCGCTGATTGCAATAAATCAAGAGCCGCTGCTGCCTCGTCTGCCGTAATGGCTCCGCTTTGCATAGATTGGACAAGATTATCCATACTCGCTTTCATATTAGCAGCTTCAAACGCTGCTTGAATTTGCTCTTGTGAAAACTCCCCTGTATTGGCTGCTAATATTGCTATTTCTGTCGCACTTGCACCCGCTGCAATAGCAGAATCAAGTAATTGCATTTCAAGACTTTTAGTTTCACCCGTAGCGGTTAAGGCAGATGCAAAATAACCCCCCATTTTGGCAGTTAGCTCTTCTTGCACGGCCGCCATTTCTTGAGCCGCCGCCGCTGCCATTTCCTCACTAATTGCTAATTCGGTATTAGCCTCAATACCCTCTAATGTCGCCGCATTGCCAGCCCTGATAGCTATCTCATTTTCGGTAAGTTGGTTGCTGGTTTGCATTATTTTGTCTGCTAAAACCTCATTAACACCCGCTGCCTCTGAACGTGCCAACGCATCGGCTTGTATTTCCTCCGTAGAACGAATAATTGCTAATGTTTCTGCTTCAATTGCATCCACTACCATTAAAGATGAATTTGCAAGACTACTACCAGCAAATGAAGTAGCAATTGTAGCTTGCTCTAGGGCAAGCATCGTATCAGCCGCCGTTGCCGATGTAAATTTCATTTGAGCGTTAAGTTTTATAGCCTCGGCAAACGAGATGTTGCCATTGTCAACAGCGGCTTTTAGTGCTTGTTGTGCGCTAGAATAATTTATTATTGCTATTTTTGTTTCAAGATACCTTTTTTTGAGTGGCGATAACGATTCCCCTGCCTGAATCTTAAAAGCCTCGGTAGCTGCCGCTGCTTTTTGCTCTAAATGCTCCATCGTTCCAGCCATCGTTTCAGCCGCCGCCGCCGTTGCTCCTATCGTATCTTCCAATTCGCCAAAGCTGTCAATGACACCCGCCGCCGTGTCATTTGTAATACCTAAAACAGCATTTGACGCTTCGACAGATGAGAATAAATCACGAAAATCTTGCTCTGGCATCGAATCTCGTAATGTTGTGAAGATTTCAGAGCTAGATTGTCCCGTTGCAACCAACTCTGGGAACGATTTACCAGTCAACTCTTTTAATGCGTTGTCTAATTTGCTCCCTGATTTAGCCGCCTCAACAAAAGCAGCTCTTAATTGCGTTGTCGCCACTGATGTTGGTGTACCTTGCGCTGTCAATGCGGCTAAGTTTGCTGCTACATCTTCAAAAGACACGCCCAGACTAGCCGCTGTGGGGATAACATTAAATAACGACTTTGATAATTGCTCAAAATCAGTTTTACCTAATCGAACGGCAGTAAACATAACATCACTGGCCGCCGCTGCATCAATAACATCCGCCCCGTATGCGTTTACAACAGAGGTAATACCATCAACGGCCGTTTCTAAATCTGTAACGCCACCCAAAGCCGCATCACTGGCGATTTTCATAAAATCAAAAACGTTTTCTTGAGGTACTCCGGCTGAAATTGCTTGATACAATGCTGGCACGGTTTCGTCTGTTTGTCTGCCAACTGCCGCCGAAAAGGATAAAATATCCCCTTTCATAGAATCCATTGCTTCTGTTGTTAAGCCTGGCATAAGTGTAAAAACTTCACTGGCTTGTTTTTCAAATGTTTGGAATTCTGCAACTGATTCTTTGGAAAAATCTACGATGGCTTTACCAACAGCACCGATAGCAGCAACCGCCGCGCCCGTTGTGAGGAAAGATTTAAACATGTTTTGAATTGAAGGTGTGGTTTTTTTAGCAGACTTCCCAACCCCCGTAACACTATTATCTATCTGCTTCAATCCACGCCGAAAAGAGCTTAAACCCTCAACTACCGCTTCTACGCCAATTTTTTCTAGTGCCATAATAAATTAAAAAGCCTGATATAAACAAATACCAGGCTTACTTTTTCCGTTTTTTTGCTGGTATGCTTGCGTCTAATTTGTGAGCCTCGAGGCTACCGTGTAGCCTATGCCAAGCAATTACTTTTGACCTAAATGACGATGGATATTCATTGTTTTCCCATCGCCACATATCCAATCCCGCCGCTGTTGCGGCTTCCCACTCTTCAAAATCGGGAATAGTCCCTGGTATTGTTTGTCCTAATCGAACATCTGCGTTTAGTCGATTTCTTAACGGTACTGCTAATACATCTTGACCATTCCAACTAACGCTGAAAGTTATCGACAGCCTCGTCTACGTCCTCCACGGCCGTACCGGACGCGCGTCCAATCGCATAAAGAAGTTTAGGAATATCACCTCGTATTGTTTTGCCATCTTTGCTGATATATTCGTTTTCAGGAGCGGCTACTATTTTTATCCACTCCAAATAACAAGCACGAGAATTATCAGGATTGCTTCCTATAATTTCCATTTCCTCTTGCCACTCGCTAGAATCATGGCGAGTTGTATTTTCCGGTATTGTATCCTCGATTAAGTCAGCACCACGTAATAATAAATAATTATTTACTGCCATTGACAAACTAACTGTCCACGAATACAAGGCATCCTGATAATCGGGATCGTCATAATTTGGCTCTTTCCGACCCTTGGATTCAATATGGAGAATCGGCACTTGTGGCTTTCGTTTTGAATATCGTTCACTAATACTAGCAAGCGCATGTTTTGACACTGGCCTAACTTTGAATTGAATACCAGTAGACATTGTTACAATTGATGGATCGCCGCCGTTTTGACTTGCTTTTTCTACCTGTGTAGCTACGTCGGTTGGGTCAAGAGTTTTTGTTTTTGTCATAATAGTTCAAATTTAGCTTAGCTTCAAAATAATGCCGTCACTTGCATCGTCAGCTAATCCACCCGCATAAAAATTGTTAGCAGCAATACTGGGGGCAGCTTTTCGACAAACGCCTATTTGATTGATTGCATCATTGGCAGGAATCGCCCCCGTACCCTCTGGCAAAACATACCAGGAATTACCACCGTCAATTGTGCCTAACATTCGACCAGCGGGGCCACTTATCGTAGCAGCAACAACGCCTACGCTTGACGTTGCAAATTTAATATCTTCGATTTCTATATAATCCAAGGCTGGTAATCCTTGACGGAACCAAGTCGTGCCTGAATTCAACGTATACCATACCGCGCCGTTTGCATCACCAACAAACCAGATGCTTGCAGAACGCATTGCAACGGCTGTTAATGCAACGCCAGCGGCTGGCCCCGTCACGGCTGCCCATGTATTACCCCCGTTCGTTGTCACCACGACGGCATTACTAGCACCAACTGCCACTACATTGTCAGCATCATAAGCATCAACATCGGCTAAATTTTGCGAGGTGGCTACCCCAGCGTCTTGCACCGTTACCCCAGAAGTCGGATCGGCTGTAAAATAGATATTACCAGCATCCCCTACAATCCAAGTTGACCGCGCCCCGATAGATACAATGGCATTTGGTTCCCCGCCTACTTCAATACCCGTTGTAACCTCTGCCCATGATTCAGTTCCTAGCAAAATATCTGCAATTGGAGCGTAAGATAAACTACCCGCATCATTTGACAATACGACAAAATTTTCACCTACACATTCACTATCAATTGGCTCTTGCACAGATGAGAGCGTATCAATAAATGTCACGCCATCGCTTGTAAATCCATCATCCGTATAAATTACAGATGGTGATAAACCTGGCGAATTTCCAGCCGCTAATTGAACAGCAAAAACAACCTGACATCCATCTGACGGCTCATCACAATCGCCACATTCCGCATCATCACAAACGTCAATTGAAACTACCTCATTAAATGTATCGGCTGTTGCACGTTCGGCGAAGTTTAGCCGTACACGTTCATACCAAACTTTTGCCGATGTATCAGCAGATTCATTTGTAGCAGCATCTTCGTCACTACCCAACGCGCCGAAATTTTCAGTTGAATAATTAGTTAATTTTGTTGCTTCAAAAAAGACAATCTTTTCCCAGCCGCCTGTAAAATCTTGAGGATCACGACATCGGCCTAAATGAGCCTGAATATCAAGGTTGCATCGTTTTTCTGAAATACGCTTCAAATCAGAAACAACAGAGCGGGGATAACGTCCCATAACACCAAACGATACGCGCTCTTCTGCCCCCTGTATTTCGTCGATTTCGATAAAACGCCCTGCACCATTAGGATCGGGAGCTTCAATTTTTTCAACATCACCCAATCCCTGCGATGGGTCGTTGAATTTCATCAATCCCTGATAAACCGCCGTATTACCAGGGTTTGCCGTATTTTCAATAAACCATACACGGGTATCAGATGATTTGCTGATAATGCGATTTATAGACATAAGTTCTCCTAAAAACAAAAATCCCCAAACCGCCTGACGATTTGAGGATTAAATTCGTATTTTTTTATTTCTTAAAATTATAAACTTTTACAGGTTAGTTGTAAAGTTGGGCTGTTTTCTTCCAAACCAAATTACAAAACAAAAACACAACAAATCAATTGATGCGTAAAATTTCCAGTTGCTATACATTGTTTTGCCTGTATTTATACCAATTCCCCATTCTGTTAAATCAAAAATATAATCAGCTTCTAAAAATCCAATATTCATGATGGTATCCTGCGCCCTTCTTGATTTGCTCGTTTCCATGCGTAAATTGCACCCGCCCGTGTTCCAAATGGATTTCCTAAATCAGACAGATTGACATTAAAAGATACCTCGCTCCCTAGTCGTGCTACATCTTTCTGCCAATTCTGCCAAAATACTAGGACATTATCACATTCGCAAATTTCCCTATCCATCAATGCAATTGCAAAATAAGCAACTGCTCTTTCCCAGTATGGATCTAATTGCACACTTGACCTATCTCGTGACATATCACGCCAGCCACTATAGTACCACAATCGCAACTGGTCAGGATCGCGGCATTGTGACCACGACCCCTCTGTAAATGCTTCAGTATCAGCGTCCCATGCGGCAGGGGCATAAGAAAAATTACCAAGTCGATAATTTCTTGCGTTTAAACAACCGACTTGTGTAGCCTTTTGGCATACTGTGCAAGTGCCTGTTGTGCAAACACATGATGGGAACGGCTCCCAAAGCAACTGTAATTGAGATTGCGGGTCAGTGTACACCCTGTATATATCGGCTGTGGTTTCAAAGTTAGCATCCACATCACCATCAACCCCGCTTGCGTCAAGAGATTCCATCTTGTTGGGCAAAACAACTTGCCAAATTTTGAACACAAAAACAGCATTTACACCATTTGCTGTTACACTTTTTAATTCCCTAATTTCCCATTCATCAGCTCCAGCCATATCGGGGAAATAAATTCTCAATTCATTTGTATCGGTTATGGCAGTAGCGACCGTTACGGTACATGTTTCATCATAGCCGTCATTATCCGCATCCGTGCGTACAATAGATACCCCTGCTTCAATAAGCGTTTTTGCTTTCTGCCCCCCAGAGATGACATGATATTTATCTGTGCGAATTGATTTATATTTCCCCTGTATGTTGTATCCAGATGAAAGCAGATTACGATTTGAAGGAACGACAGTATTATGTCTTTCATCTACTACCCAATCTGGCAAAAGATTGTATCCTACATAGTTAGCTATTTGACGCTCTGCGTCCTGAATGGCAACGGCCAAAGATTCACGGCTTATTTGCTGCGAATTTTGCCAATCGTATTGCATCCAAACATCTGCACAGCCAGAGCGAATAGGGCGCAATGAGGTATACACGCCATTAAAATGCAATGGGTCTGTGCCTAGAATGGTTGCAAATCTATCTAGCGATAGCCATGTATTTGTTTTTGCCCTAGCCATTTAACAATTCCTTGTGATTAAAATCTCTCATTGCCAACATTTGATAATACGACATTCTATTAACTACCCATTCACCATCAATAAGAGCCGATACACGATAAAGACCTATTGATATTTTAACTTTTTTTGCTGTTCTTGATTTCTCTAAAATATCCTCTTGCTCATCATATGTGAAATTGCTAAGAGTTGATTCTGGTATGCTAATCATTACTTAACCCCAAACGATTCTTTATCAATCTCAAAACTCATGCCAGCAATAATTACACCTAATTTAATAAGTTGAGTACCAATCCGCCATCGAATATCAAATGATTTTGGTTTTGTTATATTTACCGTAATATCTTTTACCAACTCTTGAGCATTAAAATCAAATGATTTTGGTAAACTAGCCATTGTTTAAAATGTCCCTAATAATATCTTTTGATTGGTTTTTTAGTTGATACAAATAGTTTGGCATTTGTAGGATATTCCTTATGCCACTCTAAAACCAAACTTTTTTCTTTTATTTTTCCACCAATGCCATAAAATGTTCCATCAAGAGATGTGCAAGTTACATCAAAATCAACTATCTCAACAAGCCCCACTAAACGCCAGCCCGTAATAAATAAAATAACATTATGGATAAATTTCGGCATTTCCCAAATAATTTTATTAACCACGCGCAAACCTCTCAATTAAAATCGCACCCGCCGAAAGCGCAAACGGGTAAAATATCACAACCAATACAGGGAAAAAATAAATAATCAATCCAACAAATAAACCAACCCACACCGATAAACACCAAATGCAGCTAAATAAATCAGCTAAAAATGAACCATCACTATCAACTACATCACCATTATCGTCGTGCACAATGCCAATAAATTCACGAAACCTAATGAAAATATTAAACATCCCCGCTTCGTATGATAGCATTGCAGATAATCGCCATGTGGCTAAAATGCCAATTAAAAAATTCACTCGCTTACCCGCGCCTCGGCAACAATATTATAAATTCCTTCCACATCACAGCTCATGGTAGCTATCACAAAGTGACATCCCGCACAAACAATATCTCCATATGCTAAATCTCTATTTAATCCATCTTTCTGCAATGGCTCAATTTCAACAAAATTATGCCTATCACAACCATAACAATAGAATTTAACCTGATTTTGTTTACCCATTTAACGCCTGATTTATTTTGTTAATAATAGTTTTGCGCGGCTTATCTTGTCTTTGTTCTATTGCTTTTGCTCTCAACAATTCATCTTGACTAGGATTTGTTTTTAGCCAATCATTAAAATCTTTAACTTTGTCAAATGATACCATCGTAATAGCTTCATTTATAGGCATATCATCCCAAATATCGCTTGGCATTTGTGGCGTATCGGGCATCTTTGTTTCCAATGGAGGAGTCACAACCGCCGCTGGTTTCTCTGGCACTGGCTGCTCAAAATCTGCATATAATGATTTTCCCTTTCGTGTACGAAGTTTTAAAGCCGCCGCATCGTCAGGATGTACATTATAAATCAATCGACCATCTGGCGTATTCATTACCGTATAAGTTTTTCGAGTTGCGGGGCCTAGTATTGGTAGCTTACTAATTCCTCCGCCTAAATATCGTAATATCATACCATCTCCATTTTGTGCCATAATTGCCTCAAATTGAGCTTGGGGCAATTGTGCCATAGGTTTGTTGTAAATTTTATTGTCAGGACATTTTCTACATGCCATTTTTTTTATGCCTCTGTAATATTGCTTGTGTTCATTGTACAAAAAATCACGCATTTTGTCATTATTTTCTTTTATTACATCACGCTTGCTATGAGCGACCTCTGTAAAACTGGCAACTTTGCGTCTCAATCCCGTCTCGTGGCGATACGCAATTATCGCTTGCTCTAATCGAATACCACACATCCCCAACCGCGCATACATTTTTATATAATAATCCCAATCTTCCCAAACCTCCATTTCAATATTAAAGCCGCCAATCTTATCGTGCGCCCATACGGGTACTAGCGCGGTTACGGCATGGGGCATTTTTCGCAAAACAACATCAGGGTTTTCAATATCACATGTAAAATCAAAAGCTTTGTAATAAGTGGGTTCATTGCCGTGTGTAGTCGTTGCAATCCAATCGCCATAAATAACGCAATTTTTACCGTTGTCTTCCCACGCATCCCACATCGCTGTTAATGCACCTGGCAATAGATAATCATCCGCATCTAAAAATACAACGCCCTCACCTTTGGCAACTGATACGCCGACATTACGCGCCAATCCAGCCCCTTTTGCTTTCGGGTTTTTGGTTTTCGGTGTTATAACTTTCGCATAGGGTGCGCCCTGTATTGTTGTCCATTTATCTCCCGTATCATTTATTACGATTGCTTCCCAGTCTTGAAAATCCTGCGACACAAGCGAGTCCAGCGCATCAATAACATACTGTTTATGAGTTGGGCCAACTGGAATGATAATACTTAATTTAGGATTTTGGTGATGCCGCACATTCCAAAATTTACGATACCTAGCCCACGAACGGGGCGGTTTACCCTGCGCTCCAAATGGAATTATTTCAGCATTTGGAATTTCTGAATTATTGCGTAAGTTTAATTTTTGACCATCACGCGCATTGTCTGCAATTGCCCACGGATACCATGCACACCAATTACCATCAT